GTTTGGAAGAGCCAGAACTAGCTCCATTGCCGGCTGCTACAGGTAAACCTGCCCCAGCAAAGCCTAAACCTGTAAAGAAATGATGCCTACTATAGGTACATATACTGAAGCTCAACGTAGGAATTATGATCCTACTCATACCACTGCTTTGCGGAATCTCTTCGCAAGTGATATGAATCGTAGGTTTAAAGCTATTATGGCAGGAGTAGTTACGGGAGTTTACAAAAATGATTGTTTTGGACTGAAGGATCGTCCGCATACGTTACAAGTAGTACCTCCGGCCAGAGAGGCTTTCGCCTTTGCCCGTAGCTCTGAAAAAGTGGCAAAATTCATGGATTGGTTACAGAAGCAAATAAATGCTGAATTAGTAACTGTCATAGATATGTCGCAGGTGGGGACTTCAGTAGAATCTATATGGATGAATAAATACATATATGATTCATATAAAAGAGGGGTAATGCGGGCTAGGTATGAGATGATAAATAAGGGAATGCAAATACCTTCTATTGATGATTCTGGGGGAATTGAGATAGTTATGGGAACTCCTTTCCATTTAGATCGGGTGGGACTTATTTTTACTAGAGTCTTTACTGATTTAAAAGGTATTACGGAGGCAATGGATTCACAAATAAGTCGTATATTAGCGCAGGGATTGATAGATGGAGATGCTCCTCGCTTACTAGCGAGAAAATTAGTAGCAACTATTGATGGTACAAATATGGGTTCTTTAGGAATAACGGATACATTAGGTCGGTTCATTCCGGCAAAGCGGAGGGCCGAGATTTTGGCCCGTACAGAAATTATTAGGGCACATCATTTAGCTACTATACAAGAGTATCGAAATTGGGGAGTTTTAGGGATTACTGTAAAAGGAGAGTGGAAAACGGCAGGGGATGATCGAGTTTGTGAAAGGTGCTCAAGTCTGGAAGGAAAGATTTTTACACTGGATGAGATAGAACCGATGATACCTCTCCATCCACAATGTCGCTGTATTGCACTTCCATATATAGAAGAACTTGAAAAATATAACGTAAAATAGGAGGGTAAAGAAATGCCGTGGACTGTCGAAGATGTGGACAAACACAAGAAAGGTTTGTCCGACAAGAAAAAGAAGCAATGGGTTCGCATTGCTAATGCTGTTCTTGCTAAATGCATGAAGGATGGTGGGACTGATGAGGAATGTGCTCCAAAGGCTATTAAACAGGCCAATGGCGTGGTAAATACAAATAGCGGGGAGTATGTAGTTTATAAGAATAAACCTGATTCTGATTATGAGGTGACTCTTACTGTCCATCAGGAAAAACCTTACTATATTGTTCCTGTGGTGATGATGGTAGAGGGAGTGCATAGTGGGAGTCATGGTCCTCTACTTCATAAGATAGAAGAGCTTGGTAAGATTCCTGCAGCGTGGAATGGTATTCCGGTAGTAATAGATCATCCAGAAGATAAGGATGGTACTCCAATTTCTGCCAATGCTCCTGATGTAATTGATTCAAGATCAGTCGGTAAGATATATAATACCAATGTAGATGGTTCTAAATTACGGGCGGAAGCTTGGTTGGATGAGGATAAATTGAATGAAATAGCTCCGGAGATTCTACAGGATATCCTTAATAATAAGCTGATTGAGGTTAGTGTCGGTGTATTTAGCGAAGAACTGGAGGAGGAAGGAACTTGGAATGGGGAAGAGTATAAAGCAGTAGCTTATAATTATCGCCCGGACCATCTTGCAATTCTCACTGAATATGTAGGGGCTTGCTCCTGTGCAGATGGTTGTGGGATTCGAACCAATAAAGATAATACAATGGAAATACAAGTTGATGGGGTAATTAAAGGGAGAGACCTCGTATTAGCTCTTAACCGGCAGGGAGTGGTCCCACGGACTATCGGAGATTATGCAGACGCAAGTTTTCGTGAAAGAATGGATGCCGCTTATACGGTTTTACGGAGTTTTGAGACGAGAGATACGTACTGTTACTTGGAAGAAATGTATGATTCATACTTGGTATATGTAAAGAGTTCCAGTGATGGAGCCAAAATGTATAAACAGGATTACTCCTATGAGAGTGGGAAAATCGAATTGGTAGGGAATCCTGTTGAAGTCCATCGTAAGGTGGAATATGTGACTAATAATTTAAGTACTAACAAAAAGGAGGTAAACATGAGCAAAGAATGCGCTCCTTGCATCAAAGCAAAAGTGGATGATCTGATTGCCAACAGTCAGGGCCGCTGGACCGAAGATGACAGGGAATTTCTTCAGACTTGCTCCGAAGCCCAGCTGGACAAAATGAAACCCACTGAGGTTGTGAAGGAAGTTGAGAAGAAAATTGAAGTGAACAAGCTTACTCCGCAGCAGGAAGCAGACCTCGCCTTTGTTGCGAATATGCGTGCGGAGAAGAAGCGGACGATGATCTCAGAGATTCAGGCCAATACCGAACAGGGTACATGGACTGATGACGTACTTGGAAAGATGGATGATGATGTCCTTTCGAGGATTCATAAATCCGTAGGTAAGAAGGAAGCCCCGGTGGATTATTCCCTCGGTGGTGCCGCTCCGGTTATTAACGCAGGTTCTCCAGATGAAATTCTGACTCCTGCTGGAATTGATATTGAATAAGGGAGGGAATGATCATGACTGCAAAGAATACAGTTATTTTGAAGAACTACTCCAATATTTTTGAGGAGTATGTTGCTGGTGCAGCGACCATTTATCCCGGTTGCCTCGTAGAACTTGGAAGTGATGGTAAGATTCTGGTTCACAACGGAGCAGGTCATCCCGCTCTTCCGATGTTCGCTATTGAAGATGCTCTTCAGGGTAAGGGCATTGATGATGCCTACGCTACCGGAGATGTGGTCCGTTGTTGGATACCAAATCGTGGGGATGTTGTTTACGGGATTCTTGCTGATGGCCAAACAATCGCCAAGGGTGATTTTGTTGAGTCCAACGGAGCAGGTTATCTCCAGAAAGTCGGACAGGCATCTGCTTCCACTGGTCCTATCGGGATTTCTCTCGATACGGAAAGTGCTGCTGCAGGATCAGAAGACAGTGATATCAACTTCCTCTCTGTTAACAGGAGGATTGCTGTACGTATACTTTAAATAATAGGAGGAAAAGACAATGAATGATATCAATGTTGATCTGATTTTCAACGGACAGGCTCAGGGAGCAGTTGCTCGCATGCTTGCAAACAACGGCAAACTGGATGTTGGCCGTATGCGTCCGTTCGTGGACCAGTATGGAAGGTCTTGCGTAACCGTGTATATGGGAGGTAATCCCAAGAAGAAAGAGAGTTGGAGAACCTTGGTTACTAACGCAGGTGCCACACTCCGCAGGGAGGAATGGAAAGCACTTGATGAAGCTATCATGGAACCGGCTCGTTCGAGACTTGGCGGGATTAATGACCTGACTTCAAAGAACCTTGTGTACAATCTCGGCAATGCTATGGGTACCACAGTACTCGAATGGCATGACGTGAATGAGGCACTTGAGGCTGAAATGACAATGGATGGTATCACGAGAGCCAAAAACGACCGTGTGACCTTCCAGCACAATTATCTGCCTCTGCCGATTATTCATGCAGATTACGAGATCAATACGAGAGAACTTGCTGCCAGCCGTAACTTGGGGAATCCCCTTGATACCACAATGGCTGAACGTGCTGCTCGTAAAGTTCTGGAAAAGCTTGAAGCTCTCCTCTTTACGGACAATACGTACTCATTCGGAGAAAAGGATTCACGCCTACGTAACTCTATTTACAGTTACGTGAATTTCCCGGACCGTGTTCCTGTCAAACTGAGTATTCCTTGGGATAACTCTGCTTGCACAGGAAAAATGATTGTTCAGGATGTTCTCGAAATGAAACAGGCCAGTATTGCTAATAAGCATTATGGCCCGTGGACACTGTATATCCCCACCACTTACGAAACCGTACTTGATGAGGATTATGTGGGTTCAAATCCTGACACTGCTCCGACCGTCACCATTCGTAAGAGGATTCTTGACATTGATGGAGTGAATGAAATCAAGGTTTCTGACACTCTTGCAGATGACAACGTCCTTATGATTCAGATGACTCGTGACGTTATACGCCTTGTGCGTGGTATGGGACTGCAGAACGTTCAGTGGAGTGAAGAAGGTGGTATGGTTACCAAGTACAAGGTAATGACCATTCAGGTTCCTCAGATTCGTTCTGATGCGTATGGTAAGACAGGTATAATCCATCTTGCATAGTTAAACAAAGACTAATCAAGTCTTTATAATTAAAAATGAAAGAAAATGGAACGTACAAAAAAGACTGGAGAAGAGATTCCAAAGAAGGATGAAAATCCTGTGGATACTCCGGCAGATGAGATTCAGCCTACTGAAGGTGAAAAAGTTCCGGAAGAGGAAAAAGTGAAGGAAGAAATTCCTGAATATGTTGACCCCGATCCAATTATTCTTTGGAAAAAACTTGGAGGGGGTTCTTTGCATCTGTCAAAGCGTTTGATTCCGCCCGGAGCTACTTTTAAAGCTCGACAGAGTGAGATACCAAAGGCTTTCAGGGATTTGGTACAGCCTTTAGAGAAACTTCCGACTGTTCCTGAAACTCCGGAAGTGAAACCTGTAAAATCAGTTTATCAGGTAGTTCCAAGAGGAAAGAGCAAGAGCCTGTTTGACGTCATCGGACCTAATGGGAAAAAGATGAATGAACAGCCTCTTTCGAAAGCCGTTGCAGAACGTCTAATCATTGATTTGGCGTGATATGATGTGGCGAGTTCCTCATATATGGGACGGTGGCGATGCATGGATTATTGGGGGAGGACCGTCTGTTCCCCGTCAGTTTGATGTTCCAGAAGAGATCATCCGTAAGGTGACTGCTGGGACTCTCCCACCATCCGCCTACTCTCCGTATATGAGACTAATCCATAATGAACATGTAATAGCCGTAAATATGGCTTATAAATTAGGGGATTGGATAGATGTAGTGATCTTTGGTGATAGTGGATTCTATGCCAAAGAACGGGCAAATTTGGCACAGTTCCCCGGTTTGAAGGTATCATGTAACCCGACAAGTAAGCAGGAACGTTGGATTAAAACATTAGGAAGGGATGGGGCAAAGGCAAAGGGAATCAGTACGAATCCAATGATGTTAAGTTGGAATGGTAATACTGGAGCTGCAGCAATAAACTTAGCTGTTCATTTTGGGGCAAAACGCATTATGTTACTTGGATTCGATATGAATATTGACGGTAATAGAATGCAACATTGGCATGACCTTTATGGTAAAGGTCCGGTATCAGATGATCGTAGGAAGCGGAAACTTCCATTTGCAAGGCATTTACAAGGATTCCCTGTTATTGCAGAGGATGCTAAAAAACTTGGAGTTCAGATAATTAATGTATCAGCAAATAGTGAAATTACTTGTTTTCCAAAAATGACTATAAAGCAGATATTTGATGAACGTGGTTAAAGTAATGGGAGGTTTGGGCAATCAGTTATTCCAATATGCTTTTGGAAGAGTGGTTGAAGAATACAGTAAATGTGCTACTGGATACGATCTTTCTTGGTATTCTGTGCCAAGAGTACCTCCTCGTCCGTATATTTTGGATAAGTTCAATATTACTGTTTCAAAAACATTATATTTGAATACACGAAAGGAGAATGAGCGATTTGATTGTGTTCCTTCATTATATACTGATAATACTTATTTTAGTGGGTATTGGCAAAATGCTGATCTGTATAATTTTAAACTGATTGAAGAATTTCGACAGAGGTTTCATGTAAAAGAAGAATATCATACTCCAGAATTTATTGAATGGAGGGATAAAATACGTAGCTGTAAAGCAGTAGCAATTCACGTTCGTAGAGGAGATTACCTTATTCATCCGAATCATTTAGTATTACCTCTTCAGTATTATCAGAATGCTTTATCATACATGGATGCTATGAAGAAGGATGCTGAAGTATTTATGTTTAGTGATGACTTGGATTGGTGCCGTAATAATTTTGCAGAATGTAATTTTGTAGAATTACCGGAAGATTATTTGGAATTTGAACTAATGAGGGAGTGTAAGCACTTTATTATTGCAAATTCTACTTTCTCTTGGTGGGCTGCTTACCTATCAATGAATGCTACAGTTATTGCTCCAAAAAATTGGAATAAAACGAGAGTAAATGGGGCAGTTATACATGAGCAGCGTATGTTACGGGAAGATTGGATGCATATAAACTTATCGTGATGGATGTATTAATCACAGTGGCTCCGAAGGATTTTAATAAACTCAAATACAACTATGAGTCTATTATACAGAACGTAGACAGAATTGATGAGTTTGTCTATATCTCTCCAATTCCAATCCCTGCCAAATATTTGCCACGTAAAGATGTGTTTACATGGACAGATACTCAAGAGTGTGATTTTGATATCTATCGCATAAATATGACGCACCGACACGGATGGTATCGGCAGCAGTTTATTAAACTATTTCAAGAAAGCACATCTGATAATTATCTTGTTGTGGATGCAGATGCTTTCATATGTGCACCATTGAGGGTAAATGAAGAACATCCTATTTTCTATCTTGGAAATGATCAGTTACATCAGCCATATTTTAACTTAATGAAAGACGTTGTAAATCTTGACCGAGTTTACCCACATTCTTTCATAAGTGAGATAATGTACTTCGAGAAGGACATTATAATTGATATGCTTGTTCGTTTGGGAATTGATAGTTACACTTTCTTTGATAGATGTGTAGAACATATCAATAAAGCTAATGATGCCTCTGGATTTTCTGAATATGAATTATATGGAAATTATGTAACAAAATACTTTCCTACACTTTATCAATATGAGCATATTAGTGTTCTTTCGAGAGCCTTGAAAAGAGAGTGGACGGATAATGAGCTTAAACAGTATATCAAGCAGAACAGGGGTAAAGGATATGATATATTAACAATGCATAGTTGGTTATGAGAGTAGTAATGTTTCATAGTGGGAAAGAGTTTCCAACATTCTTGGAAGACAACTTTCGGCAGTTTCGATATTTTAATCCAAACACGCCTGTATATTTCCTTACTGATTACGGTCATTTAGATAATCCAATATTTGCAAAGTATGGTATTATCTCTGTGAATAAGGATGATTACTATTGTGAAAGAGTAACTGAATTTGAAAGATTGTTTGGTAGATCATCGGATGATTTTTGGACATTAGCAGCAACTCGTTTGATATATATCGAAAACTTTATGCGTTTGCGGCAGTTATTAAATGTATATCATTTCGAGAATGATGTCTTGATATATTATGATTTAAATGAGTATCATCAGTACATCAAAAAGAATTATCAAATTGGGATGACTATTGGGGGACCGGACAAGTGCATGACTGGTTTTGCATTTTTCAAAGATTATAAAGCATTACAGCATATGAATACTTACTTCCTTACTCTATTATTTGAGTATGGGGTAAAGGGAGTTTTACAAAAGTTTCGTATGGACATGGTTAATGAAATGACATTGATGCGGGTTTACGCCAGCGATGCTGATTCTAAATTACGCCCGTTCCCAACGATGCCTGTTCCTCCAATGAATTATAAGCTCGATGATTTTGGTTCCTTGTTTGACCCGGCATCTTGGGGGCAATATGTAGGAGGAACTCGTAGTGAAGGACCGGGGGCAACTCCACAGGATCATTATATAGGGCAGTGGATAAAGAATAATCCTGAAGTACGACTTGTATGGATATACCGGGAGGATCATTTGAGAGTCCCCTGTTTGGTTTATGAAGATACGGGATATCCTATAAACAACTTGCATATACATTCGAAGAACTTACATTTATACACAAGTAGATAATGGACTGGATACAAGGAGAACGGTTTATTGATTTGGCAAACAATGTCAATATCTTTTATCGGCACACGCACGATGTCAATTACTTTTTTAAGAACCTGCCGACAAAGGATCCATTTGTACTTATATCACATAATAGTGATGGTTGTATAATGGGTAATCCTGATAGGGCAGATCATGCAGACATTGGACTTGTTCCGGGTAATCTTATTCATTGGTTTGGTCAGAATGTTAATACCATCAGTCCTTATGTTTCTTCCATACCACTTGGTCTGGAAAATAATAGATGGTTAAAGAGAGAACCAAAACTTCGGTTGATGCAAGAGGTGTTACGGCAGAAACATGAGGGAAGGAATTTATTGTATATCAATCATAATATAAGAACAAATCCTGAAGAAAGGGAGAAACCATATAAAGTCCTTGAAGGAAAGTATTGGGTAACGGCTGACCATGGTGCGAATGGGTCCGATTTTCCTAATTACCTTTTAGCTCTTTGCCAACACCCGTTCATAGTCTGTCCACAGGGGCATGGAATGGATACTGTTCGCACTTGGGAAGCTCTTTATATGGGGTGTATCCCTATTGAGAAGAGGAATCTCAACAATCGTTTTTACACTGATCTACCAATTTGTTTTGTAAATGATTGGGAAGAAATAACGGAAGAGTTTTTAGTACGGGAACTTATTCGTATAAGAACAACAGAGTGGAATATGAATAAACTTACCTTTAGTTATTGGAAACAAATTATAGAAGGGACTGCTGTATGATTAATGATCGTTACATGGAATTGGTTAAGCCTCAGTTTAAAATATCTTACTTGGCTTATTTGAAGAATGCAAAGAAAATGGATACATTTAGTACTCATCAACCTGTTTTAATTCATGTGCTTAATACAATAGTAGAGGGAGATGTATTGGAATTTGGGGTGGGCTTTAATAGTACACCTATGATGCATCTGATTTGTGGGATTCAAGGAAGAAATTTATTTAGTGTGGATACTGATCCAGAATGGTATAATAAGTTTGTTAAGTATGCTTCTCCTTGGCATTATCTTGACTTGTCTGCGCAGAAACCTATATATGACGGAACTCATTTTATGTTTGAAAAGAAGTTCCGTATAGCTTTCATTGATGCTGCCCCGGCAGAGATTCGACAGCCAGTTATTGAAAGGATTAAGGATTCTGTTGACTATGTTATAGTTCACGATTCCGAATGCATTTTCCAAGGTCGGGTGAATGTTTACAAGTATAACTTTTCTATGTACAAACATGTACTGCATTTCAGACCTATGAATCCTGCAACATCAGTCCTTTCCAATTTGGATGAAATTGATCCAGAAGTAGCAAAAATATTCGAGTGATGAATGAGAGAAGAACCATAGTACTTGTTTTACGCAGTGGAGGGGATTTTGCCATGCGGGATGTTGAGTTAATAGCTCAACATATAAATGGCAAATGGAAGTCTTTTATTCCACCAAGGATTATATGTTTGTGGGATAAAGCCTCTCGTCATTACGATTTGGGGAATTTTGAACTGATGCCTTTACAAAACAAATTCCTTGGGACATGGTCTAGGATAGCTTTATATGGCCCGGAAATGAAACCATTCCGTCCATTTTTATACGTAGACCTAGATACAGCGGTAATCCAATCCATTGAAAAAATATTTGATTTGGTAGTAGACCCGGATCAGTTTATCACGCTTGAAGATTTCTGGCAGAGAGGAGAATTGGCAACAGGTTTAGTATGGGTTCCAAAGGAATCTGAAAAGGTAGATGCTATATGGAAGAATTTTAAGGGTCCTGTCGGAAATAGGATGGATAAGTATATTCGACAGGTGATTGGTAAACCGGATGCTTACTGGCAAAGTAAAACCTCTAGCATTTACGATTTTAAACCTCGTCCGGGGGGAATCCTTAAAGAAGTTCCGAAAGATGCCGTATTAGTGTGTTTTCATGGCAAACCCCGCATTTTCGAAGCAGGTAATAATTCTATGTCTATTTCGTGGGTAGCAGATTACATAAATCAGCCTCCTTTTGAGAAACCAGAAACAGTTAGACCTGTGACAGTAATCATTCCATATAATAGAGATAGGGGGTGGTTAGAGTACGCAGTGGAGAGTGTCCCTGAAGATGTTCAGTTAATATTAAGTCAGGGATCAGGTAACTGGCCAGAGAACTTTAATAAGGTTTTGAATATGGCTACTGGCAAGTATATCCGGTGGTTACACGAAGATGATATGCTTACTGAAAATTGTATAGATGATTCTATACGAGCTATTGAAGATCAGGGAGTAGATTTTATTCATGGAAATGCTCTAGAAATTCTTATGAACGCTGGGGCAAAGATACATCGTTACGTTCCCCCGATACAGATTCCAACTAAACAGGATTTGCTGCGCAAGAATGTTATTCACAGTGCCACCCTGATGTACCGGAGGGAAGTGTTCGAAAAAGTGGGGAAAATGAATGAAAACCTGTGGACGGCAGAAGAATTTGAGTTTAATCTACGCTGTCTATCCGCAGGATTGCAGATAGGGTATTGTAATGCTCCTTTAGCTTATTATCGCAGACACCCTGAACAGAAGGTAAGAGTGGTAGCCAAAGGAGATAAAGATAAAGAAAGAGAACTTGTAAGAAACATGTACAGATGAAAGAATATTCCCCAATATTAGTAACAGGAGCTGCTCGCAGTGGATCAGGAATGATCGCTGGTACATTCGTCAAATGCGGGGCTTTTGGAGGCGTAATGACCAACAAGCGTGGCCTTTATGAGAATGATTGTATTCGAGACACTTTGGTGAAGCCGTATTTGGAGAAGGACGGTTCTGATCCTAATGGACAGAGAATCCTTCCCGATACTGGGACTTTATCAATCCCACGGAACTGGCGAGAGGAGGTTGAGAGAGTAATGGTTTCAGAAGGGTACATAAAGGGTCCGTGGATATACAAGGATGCTCGATTGGCTTTAATGTGGCCTGTGTGGCATTACGCCTTTCCAAATGCTAAATGGATAATAGTTCGTCGTAGGACCGGGGACATAATTCAATCCTGCATGAAGACAAACTACATGGACGCTTACTCGACTGAAGAGGGATGGCTTGGCTGGGTACATGAGTATGAAGCCAAATTTATTGAAATGATCAATGAGGGATTGAATGTTAGAGTCCTTTGGCCCGAAAGAATGGTTCACGGGGATTACCAACAGTTGTATGAAACTTTGGATTGGTTAGGATTGAAATGGTCTTCAGATATTTTAAATTTCATAGACCCGTTACTTTGGACGAGTCGTAAAAAAGAAGGGAGGGAATAATGGCAAGGGTAACATATGATGATGTAATGGCGATTATGGATAGTGACTGCGATGTTAGTTCATCCAAAGTTACTGTAATGATAAATGCGGCGAACGCTGTCATTACTAAAGTATTTGAAGATGATACGGTGGTTACTGAAGCGGTGCTGACTGAACTGGAAAGGTGGCTTACGGCACATATGATTGCCTCTACTTTAAACAGGAGCACTAGTAAAGAGCGGTTGGGAGATGCTGAAGTTACCTACACCGGGAAATGGGGGGAGATGTTGAAATCCACTCCATACGGACAGATGGTACTAACGTTGGATTTTACGGGCAGATTAGCAAAGTCCGGTAAGACGGCAGCAACAATATACGCAATTCCAAGCTTTGAGGACTAATGGGTATAGATAAGTTCATAAGTAATAATTTGCCTGAAGTGGCGGTTTACTGGGGTAATCCAGTAAATAATGGTTATGGTAGCTATAACTATGCTACGCCCGTTGAAATAAAATGTCGCTGGGAAGAAATGGTTCAGTACATATACGAGGATGAGGGAGAGAAAATCTTGTCTAGGGCGGTGGTGTATGTTGAAGTAGATTTACAGGAAAAGGGGTTACTATACAGAGGTTCTTTACAGAGTTTAATGGATTCGGGCATAGATAGTGCTGGAGACATAGACTATACTGTGATAGATGGGGTATTTGAAATCAAACGTTGGGGTAAAACTCCTGCTTTGAATTCGACAACTTCTTTTTTGAGGAAAGCGTACTTAACACCATTCTTAACTTAAGTAATATGCCTAGAGCACCCAAATATAACGTATCCGCAAAAATTGTAGACGTTAAAGTTGAAGGACTTGATAAGGTTATGGCTCGCTTGAAGAAAGAACTTGAAGCGGTGAACACCCGTATTTCTACAAGAGGATTGGTTTTGGTTGCTGAAAAGATACGCAGAGAAACAGAAACGATCTATCCGCTGACTCCTGTAGACATCGGTAACTTGAGAGCTAGTTGGTTTGTGGTAGCTACTATGGTTGGTGAAGTGGAGGATAAATTAGGATATGCTGGAACTTTCAAAAACCGACCTTTTAAAAAGATGCAATATAAGGCTAGTGAATTACGAGCTAGGCATTCAGCGATTGTAGCAGCTAGTAGAGGGGAAGTATTAAAGACCCGTAACCCTATGATGATTATGGGCTACAGTGCTCCGTATGCCTTATACGTTCACGAGATACTACATAGATTCCCCAATGCGGAATTTAAAAGAGAAGGGGCTGACTGGAAATGGTTTCAGAAAGCAATAAATCGAAATATAAAAGTTATCTTTAACATCATAAAAGACAATGCCCAAATACCATGAATGCTCCAACTGTGGATATAAAGGATTTACTGGTAGCCGAGAGCGATTTGGACTTGACGCTAGGTCGTAATTTATTTATAGGAAAGGATCCAACTACTCCTAGAAAAAGCGTTTCTATGTTTGATAGTTACGGGTATCCTGGTAAATTAGCGTTGAATGATCAAGGGTATGAATATCCTTCCATACAAATCCGGGTGCGGGATACTTCGTACACGGCTGCGTATGATAAAGGTGAGAGTATAAAGAATCTGTTACATGGTCTCAATCATACGACTATTAACGGAACTTTATATACTGTTATTTACTGTTCAAGCGGACCCACTCTCCTTGAATGGGATGATAATGGTAATGTGTTGTTCGTTCTTAATTTTAACCTGCAACGCAGAGTTGCATAAAAAGGAGGTAAAAAATGGCAAGTACTGCAATTGCTGGTGTAGGGACAAAATTTAAGCGGTGGAGCGGCTCTGCATGGGTCGAAATCGCTGAAATCAATTCCATCACCGGGCCAAGCATGTCGAGGGATACAATTGATGTCACCTCGCTTGACTCTACTGGAGGTTACAGGGAATTCATTACGGGCTTCCGTAATGCAGGAACTGTTGTACTCGCAATGAACTTTACTCGTGCTACTTACGAGACTATGCTGAACGACTTTGAAAGTAACACCATTCAGAACTATCAGATCGTTCTCCCGGACGTAGAGAACACTGGTCTTGACTTTGAAGGTCTTGTTTCAGAACTCCCACTCACCATCCCGGCTGATGATAAAGTTACCGCAGATGTTACCATTCAGGTAACCGGTAAGGTTTATCTTAGCTCAGGTGGAAGCACTGGAGTATAAATAAACCATTCCTAATCAAGGAATATTTTTAACAAATTATCAACAATCAAAAACAACTAATCATGGGAATGTTAGACAAAAAAGCACTGCTGACTAAAGAGGTGCTTGAAACCGTAAAAGTGGACCTTGGAAAAGGAGACTTTGTTTATGTT